AGCGTTTCTCCTGCCATAGCGTGGGTCATTTCAATGCGCCCACCTTCGGCTACTATCTCGTCATCGTAATCTTTTCCGTTGTATGTAAGTTTGCTTACTGACATACTTTCACCTACTGTTCAATCAGAGGAAATGCGATACCGTCCCAATATTCGTTGCCGTCCTGTCCCGTTATTGCAAAAGCGGCGGGGATGTTATTGGAGTACATCGTGTATGTATTCACAGTTCCCTTGAATGGATTCGTTGCCGTGACAAACACCCATTCATCCTCTATAAGTCCGAGGACCATTGCCACTTCTGCCAATGTGAGTGGTCTGCACGTTATGTCTGCTTTGTACTTTATTGCCACCCTATCACGTACTAAGATGCCGTCTAAGCGCCGCCCTGCGTTCGGGCCGTCTACATCAGCGCGTGTCCATTTAACCCCTTGGGGGGCAATGTAAGAGGTTATATCAACACCGTTTATTTGAAATGTCATAGTAGCGCCCCCTTGACTTGTGTGGTAATATAAGGAATGGAGGGATGAAAAATGAAAGTTAAATGTTTAAAATGCGGAAGCAAAGTTTCCGATTCGGAAGAATCTTGCCGGATATGCGGCACAAAACTCAGGTGGTATCAGAAAAACTCGCCTGTTACGTTCGGGTTTTTAATTTTCAGCATAATATTCGCATTTTTTTGTATCCTGCTTATATCTCTTGTTTGGTAATTACCAAACTAACACCGTACCGCGTTGTGTACCGTACTGCTGAATATGTGGGTAAAGTGTTTGCGACATTTTTGAGCCATCTACATACAAATCTGTATCTTTGTTGGCGATTTCTTTGAGTAAATTAATTATCTCTTTCGAATCTACCACGGATTGTTGCGGGTTATTTTGATAAGTGTTCTGATAGGCAACACCGCTGTAGCCGGAAGTTTGCTGTTGCGGAGCATAATACGAATTGGGTGAGTAATTTGCAGGAAGTGAGTAACTGTTGCCGCCTGCTCCCTGTCCGCCTTTTGCGGTTATTTTGTCAACCTCCCCCTGTACGGAAGCGAAAGCAACAACCGCTGCAGCTATCGCGCCAGTTATTACCGCTATGCTCAATCCCAACGACCACGTAGCGTGGAAAACGGCTATGGCGAGCGCCGCAGCTAATACAGCCGCAGCGAGGCCCGTAAAAATCGTAATAACTTTTTCCCAACCGGTCATCTGATCCCACACTGAGGAAATATATAAAAATGCTCCCACTAGCGCACCAATAGCAAGGCCAACAACCCCGATTGTAAGGCCCAATTTCAACATGCCTGCCGTCATTGTTTTTATTGCGATTACAGTGGTAATTAAGATAATGCCGCCAATGACTAGTAATGAGTTTTCAAGCGTCGCGCCGTTATTGATAATATCGACAATACCACCTACGATAAGCGCAAGCCCGGCAACGAGCAGGGGTATTACGGAGTGCGTCAACATCGACATTCCAAGTCCAGTGGCAATCGTACCGGCCATTAAGAGCAGCGTGTTTTGTAAATTCAGACCGTTTTTATTTATATCGTTAAACCCGATGGCGAGCAATGCAATGCCGCCAAGTAGTAGCCCTATTGCGGCTGCGGTTGCTCCTACGGCTAATGCAAGGCCGCCTGCTGTCGCCGCTACACCGCCAATCATAAAGGCAAGGTTATCCCATTTAACACCTTCTGTTATTGCCTTGAACGCGCCGTATACGGTTGAGGCAAGACCGGCTATTATAAGCAGTTGTCCGCCAATTTTTTTCAACCCACTCAGCGCAGAAGTGCCGCCAGCCGTGGTGAATAGGTTTTGAATTGACGCTATTGACGCCATGAACGCGTTGCTTAATTTCCATGCGAGGATAGCCGCACCAATAGATGCGACAATGGCCAATGTATCTTCAAACGGCTTCTGTAATTTTTCGGCAATCTGATTTGCGTTGTTCGCTACCAAGTCTTTTAAGAAGTCGTATTCGGGCAAATCAATATCGAGGTCGTCACCGAGCAAAGACCCCGTTTTGTTTTCGCTTAATATATTCAGTTCATCAATGCCTAAGAGAGAGTTCTTTAATTCCTTGACCGCTTCGGCATCTTCTTCCGCTATCGCACCGACTTCTTTTAATCCTGAGTAATCTATCTCAGGCAGGGAGAAGCCAAAGAGGTTAGCTATTGAATTTGCGGTATTCCGCACAACTTTAAGGAACGCTATCGCATAAGGTAAAACCGCGTTCAAAGCGGGAATGAAGATATTACCAAGCGCACGAGCGGCCTGTATAGCGTTCGCTTTTAATATCCTCAACTGATTTGCGGGCGCTTCGAGCGTTCTGGCTAAGTCGCCCGTCAGGTTTAGCTTTTGCGCCGTTTCAAGGAGCTGTACATATCTGAGCTGTGCTTTCTCCATCTGCGACATTGTTTCGACGTTCTTCTCAATGCCTTTTCTCAGGGCAACGGCTTTCAACGTCGCTTCGGACAGGTCAAAGCCCCACTCACGCATAGGCCGAGGCTGACCGGAAATTGCACTTTGTAATTTCTCCATAGCAACGTCAAATTTAACATTGAATACAGAAGCAAGGTCGTAACCAAGCTGTGTGAGGTTCTTCGACATGAGTGCCGCTTTATCGGATGCAATGCCAAAACCAGAAGCCATGTTCATAAACACGGCCTGATACCGCATCCACTCTCTAGGGTCAAGTCCGAATATTTCACTGACTTTTTCAGCGTACTCTTTCGCATCGTCAGCATACTGACCCATAGCGACATGGAATAGGTTCAAGTCCTCAACGTATGAGTTGGATTCTTCAACCCAATCGCTGATAACCCGCGCTACCCTACGCAACGATAGATACAAGACGGACAGTTTTGCCAGCGGCCCGCTTATAAGGCTAAACGATTTGCCCGTTTTCTTGTTCGATTGCGTCAACCTTGCATTTGCATTGATGGCTTTTTGTATATTTGCTGGCAGTTTTGAAAATCCGAGAGATACTTTTTCCATCTCTGTAGCCAAAGGTCTTATAATTCGAGTAATAGACTGAATCTGGTTGTAGAATTTGCGGAGGTCTGTGCTTTCAAGAGCCGTAATGACTTCGGGTATTTTTTTGAGCTGATTCAGCGTCGTGCCGAGGCTTGACTTCTGAATCTCACTCAGCGGCTTGAGCGCGTCTACAATCCCTCTGATTTTTTCAGTAGGTACGGACACGTTTATCAAGGCTTCGGACAGCTTTTTAAGTTGATTGACGGTAGCCGTCAACCCTGCGCCACCTTTAGATGTGGTTTTGAGCCGATTAAGCGACGCCTCTAATTTGTCGATGCCAGCGGCAGCTTCGGTGCTTCGGGACTGTATTTCAATTTGCAGTTCATCTATTGTCACTTAAAGCACCACCTTATTTTGGTTTGTTCTTCCAGGCTTCACCCCATCGGGTGAGGTCGTTAATGAGTTTCTGCCGTGCGGCTTCTGCTTGTTCAGCTTTCTCTCGTTCGGATAAAGGCGTTATGCGGATAGGCTTCTCAAAATACTTCTCTTGCGTTTCGCCCTTCTTCTTGCAGAACCGATTGATAACAACCGTGTCGATGGCACGATGGATATACGCGCCTTGCCACCATGCGTCATAATTTTTCTGTTCGGCAAGCATTTCATGGGCTTGAACGTAGTATTTAAGCATCGAATAGTCGCCGTACCAGTAATCATGACAGGATACGCCTAAAGCCATGTAATACGGGCATAATTCGTCAGCCCATTCCGCGAAGGTTGTTACGGAAGGTGAATCTAGCCCCGGTTCACCTTCCACTTGACGTTTCCCTTTGGGGCCATTTCCTCCTGGACTTCGCTAATCATGTCAGTAAGAACTGTGAGCAAAGAGCCGTCCTCGCTCGTTTCGGAGAACTCAGCGTAGATTTCACGCCGAATCCTGTTTGATACGGTGGAGTGGTTCGCTTCAAATGCGGCTACAAACAAGTCCTCTGTGATGGTAAGCGGGTGGTCTGCCATACCGGCGATAACGCCAGCCTTGTCAAGACGCTTTACCGTCTCGATGTTGTAGCAGAGAGAATAATCTTTGCCGTTGTACTCAAAATCCAGTGTAGTCCTTCCCATAAATAACTCCTTCTTACGATACGATTATTTTAATAACTGTCTTTCCTGCGGAGTAACCCGTAGGCGCATTGGTCGTGACGATGATATACGCTTCGCCGGTTGCTTCTTTGGTTAGTGTGATTTCACCCGTACCCGCAACAACCGTCACAATATCCTCGTCGGATGATTCAGCCGTCAAGGTTGATGCAACGTTCGTTACAACAGGCACATCAAGGGGGCTGTTGAGCGTTGTAACCGTCTGCGTAGTGATGGGGGTGATGTATACTGCCGGTGCGGTAGAATCCGTGTCCCATGCGTGTACGTCGTTAGGCGACACATAGGCCGTGACTTCTGAAACTGCGTCGGTATCCATGCCGATAACGCCGAGCGCGGAAGGGATTCCCGCGAAGTAGAATGACGTATCAAGGCCGGGGATTTTGATTTCAAACCATGTGGCTAAATTATCTTCCCTTGCCTCGTCCGACAGGTAGCAAAGTGTCTGCCAGGCCGCCTGAAATTCGTTTGTGTTATTCGCTGTGAATCCAAGCGCGCCACCGGGGTCTTTGACGCCGGGTATGTAGCGTTTCCACTCCGTATCTGTCAGATCGGTCACTTCAAGGCTGGACGGTTCGGGGTTTAGGTCGGGGGTTGCTTTTATGTTCGGGATACGCTGATACCCCGTTTCAGGGCGCGTACCCGATACGGCTTCAAAGGCGTAATTGACGGTAACGCCAGCCGTTGAGAGTTCATTTGCCATGATTACCGC